ACGATGTATTTTACACCTGTGAATGTTCCGACAATTAGTGAAGCCACAACGGGAACCATTACTATATTTTTCTTTAACAGATCTGCTAAATTCATTACTTAACTATTAGTGCTATAACCAAAACTACGAACACAATAGATTCAATCTTGTGGTTCGACCAGTAATGGATCGCTTTTGTTTTTATTTTATCAATCATTTTTTTTCTCCTCTATCTCGTAAAAGAAATTATCAGTATCTTCTGTTCGCCACTGCTGTGTATCTTCTACGTTCCAGTAATTAGTTTGAACCTTCCAATCAGGTATTTGGTCCTTAACCGTAAACGATGGTATATCCCAAATTAATCTGTTGTTAGGTTGTGCTGCGTAGTTGCCATCATTTAATGCAAGTACGTGTGCGCACTTATGTTCGTGCGGGATCTCAGAATGATCAGTGTCTAGTATATTAGGCTCTGGATGTGCAAAGTCAACAGTAAATAAATAACGACCCCAATGCCATTTTTTATCTTTACCAATATATTTTCCTGATTGTGCTTCTAAGATGTCCCAACTAGTAATAGCAGGATAATAACTAAAAGAGTTCCAGAGCTGAAGTTCATCAAGTCTTCTCCTTGGGACGTCAGTGACTTTGAATCCACGTTGAATAAACGCTGTAATTGGGAGGCGATAAAAGATTGCACCGTTCTCCATGATTGCATGAAATAATAAAGCACGCCCAGTGATACATGTAACGCCAAATATAATGCAGTCTTCGACTTCTCCGTGATGTTTTTTAAGATCATATAAATATTCCCTCCTAATTTGTGCATACTCTACAGGTATGTTTCCATTTAAATAAGCCATAATTTATCCTCATTTTATTGTACCCCAATTCGGTCCAGATTCATAGTCTACCTTATTAGGAACTTCTAACTTAATAGCATTTTCCATGATTGTTTTTATTTTTTCAGCTTGCTCTTCGCTTTCAATAGAAAAACAAAGTTCATCATGTATTTGTATATGTGGAACAATACCTTCTTCAAACAATAAGACCATTGCTTTTTTTGTCATATCAGCTGCAGACCCTTGTATTAATCTATTTAAAGCTTTGTATGTAAAAGCAGGTTGACAGAAACTTTCAAAGTTTTCAGCAAAAGGATCTTGTTTATGTTGTTCTAAAGATCTATTTGCTTTATAATAATCTTTTGCTTCGTCGATGCCATCTAAGATAGGCACTTGTTCTTCTACAATTTGTTTGACTCCGTTCTCATCATCTTTATATTTTTGCACAACAAATCTACCTTCTTCTGCATTCCAATATTTGTCTCTTGGTTCCCATTTATTAAAACGACAAAATCTATCCTCTAGTGTATATATTTGCTTGTTTTCTTCTGCATATTTTTGTAGGCTATTAGCCAATTGTCTTACAAAAGGCACTCTTTTGTGGTACTGATCAAATAAATCTTTTGCTTCTTCTGTTTCTAGCTCTAATGATTTAGCTAATTTATTCTTACCCATCCCGTAAAAAAGCCCTAAATTAATCGTTTTTGCTTGCTTTCTTGTTATTGAAGCCATGTCTGCAACCATGTCATGAAAGTCTGTGTCAGGATCTTTATTGTATCTTTCAGCCATATCTATTGCTCCAGATATATCTTGGTCTTTTAACTTTAATGCATAATGCACCACAAGTCTTGGTTCTTGTTGTGAATAGTCAAATGAAGCCCATTTATTTTTTTCTTCTGGTAAAAATAATTCTCTTATCTTACTACCTTGCTCTGTTCTTGCAGGTATTTGTTGTAGGTTTGGATTTGACATACTAAATCTACCTGTAACAGTCCCACCTTTATCTGATCTTATTTGATTAATGTCTGCGTGTATTCTGCCTTTGTTTGAATATTTTAAAATACTGGTAACAAAAGTGTTGTGTAGTTTATCTAACTGTCTGGCTTTTGCAATAAGTTTTAAATATTTATTTGTATGTGATTCTAGATATAGTTTTGTTATGCTAGGTCGCCCTGTTTTTGGCGTAACTTTATAATCTGTTATGTTTTGTTGTTTTAATAAAGGTTCGAAAGAGTCCGCAGACCATAATAATATTTCCACACCAGTTTCTTTTTTTATTTGATCTAATATTTTTTCTCTCTCGTCTTCTAGTTCTTTTCCAAATGTCTTTGTTCTCTTTTCATCAATTCTTACACCTCTAAATCTCATCTCTACTAAACAAGGGAATAATCTTGTTTCTAAATCAAAAATACTTTCCAAAGTTTTAACATTTTTTGTGCCTGTGCTTATTGGTTTTTTTATTTCTTTTTTAAAAACATTCCAAAGTCTTAGAGTCAAACTTACGTCTTGCTCTGCATACTCTCTTACCTGGTCCCATGAAAGTTTATGCATGTTAGACATTGGGTCATCTACGTTAGGTATTTCTTCTAAATCATTTTTATATTTTGTTTCTCCAAGATAATCTTTTGATAAAGAATCTAAAGTATACCTTTTTTTACCTGTTCTGTTTTCATCTATAACAGAAGCTGCAACCATAGTGTCATATATTGGCCCCTTTGGCATAAGACCTGATTCTTTTCTTATCCAACACACGTCATACATTGCATTGTGAAATACTTTTTTAACATCATCTCTTTGAAATAAAATTTTATTTAATCTTTTCCAGGTCATCTTTGGATCTAAATTCTGGCCTTTGTACAAATGTCTTATGGGTATGTATAATTTTTTATCTCCATACGCTAAAGCAATACCACACACTTTACCTTTACCTATTATGGCCCCTGATCCGTGAGTCTTTAGCTGTGGATCATAAGTCTCTAAGTCAATTGCAACAGTTTCACCACTCTCTATTTCTATCTCTGATGGCTGAGGTATGTTCATTTAGTATCTTTCAATTTCTTTATTTCTAATTCACAATAGTGTATAATCTTTTCTAAGTCTTGTATACCATTTTTCAACTTGTACCTGCATACGTATTTTACAACGTTACCTTGAAAAAATGAAAGATCGTTTTTAGAAATAAATTCATACGGCTGTATGGTCATTTTTCGATAATGATTCCCGCCAATTTGCTTGTCTTGTGGAAACGCTTCTTTAAAAATATCTTTATGTGTCATGTTTATCCTCCTCTCCTTCTAATGTTAAGTTTGTTTTACTTTTGACTAACCACAATGTTTTCTTTGCTCTAGAACATGCAACATATTTCATTCTTTTTTTAGAAAAACTATCTTCTGTTCTTGTTAGAGTTAAATCGAGCACTACGTTGTCAAATTCTTTCCCTTTTATTGTGTGTATGTTTTCTACAAAAATTCTTTTGTCTTCTAAATCCCTGTTATTATTGACTATTTCTCGTATATAATTTTTCATAAAAATACTATTTACTGTATTTATTAATTGAAAATCTTCTATATTTTTTACTTCATTATGTAAAAATTCTTCTTCAATCAAAAAATTTAAATTATAACTTCCTCTTGCAACAGAGTCCATTTTTTCTAGACTATAATTTTTACCAAGGTATCTAGGGTCAATTGATTTTAAAAGTTGTTTTATCTCTTTTAAAACAACACTCTCACCATTAGCTAATTGTAAAAAGAATCTTTGATTTTTTATTTGTCTTGCAGGATCGTCAAATACTTTTTTTCTCTGTAATTTTTTTAAATCATTGTATGGCATTTGAAAAGGTACACCTGTATTTATTAAATATTTTATTGTGTGTATTGGATCGTTACCTCTATATGTAAATATAAATTTTTCTTCTGTTTCTAATATACGTCTTTTTAATTCAGCTGCGTTTTCATCTTGCTCCAAATCTCTTAACATATATTTTTCACCTTCAATAATTTCTCCAGTATCTTTATCCTTTAATGGTGCCCATACTCTAGAGTATTCGTAATGGTCCCAAATATCTTTTATAATTTTTTTACAGTAATCATTTACAATACGTGGACATCTGTAACCTTGTTCTAATTCTATTTCAGGATTTGCAAACTCTTTGTGAAAAGCATCTGGATCAGCTCCAGAAAATTCAAATATAGATTGGTCAGGATCACCTGCTTTATAAAAATAATCTACATTTTTAGACAATGCTTCCTCTGCCTTTCTTTGAATTACACTAGAGTCCTGTGCTTCGTCTAGTATTAAAACTTTAACGTGAGCGTATTTTGGTTCTGCTTTCTTTATCTTATAAAAGTATTCTATCATGTCATCAAAGTCTAATAACGTTTCAGCTCTTTCATTTATTTTTATATCAGTTTTGAAGCTGTGATAGTTCTTAGCTAACTCTTGAAGTTCTGTTGGGTAATATTTATAATCGTTCTTTTCTTCAAAGCCTAAAGTAGAATAGTATTCGATTGGACTCATTCCATTATTTCTAGCAAAACTATTAAATTTAAAAAATGGGTGTAGTCTAAATAAAGAATCTATAGCTTTAAATTTTTTATTCATAGTGTGTTTGTTAAATAGAGGATGCATTTGTGACATGATATCGTAATCATCTAAGTCAAACTCCTGTCCTTTAGTTACTTGTTTCGCTATTGAATTACAGTATGAGTGTATTGTAGAAACGTTATGTTCTAACGTTTTCTTTGAGTTTTGAACCTTGTAGTATATTTCTTTACCTGTTTCTTTTTGATACTCTAATATAGTTTCAGGTTCTAATATCTTATCTCTTATAATTTTAGCGGCTGTTTTTGTATGGGACATAAGTAAAATATCTGCTGGAGAATACTTGTCTAACAGTTCATAAAATATTTTTGTAAGTCTTGTTGTTTTACCTGTGCCTGGTGGTCCTGCTATTCTAATCTTTATCATTTTTTATTTGTTTTGTTGCTGTTTGATTTATTGTTACCGCAAATTTACTTGAGTCTGCTTCAAACTTCCAAGTAACGCACGAGATTCTTTTTTTACTTACCTTGTCTTGATAATCACCTCTATTTCTTGTTGCCTCCATTATCTTTTTAAGATCAAAACATATCTTTCTAGATGATGTTCTGTCGTTTTTAGAAGACAGGTAATCCATTAGATCTTTTAATCTAAACTCTATTGTTTTTTGTCTTTGATCAAAGTAACAAGTGCCCCACTGTATGTTATGTTTTTCAACACTGACCGTAGCTTTTTCTATAAAATCATAAATTAAAGATTCAAATTGATATTTCTTTTGTGTTTCTTCTTCTGCCTCTTCTATATTTCTTTTAGTTAATCTTTGCAGTTGCCATTGTCTAAAGTCATCTGACTTCATTTGGTACAAAGCGTTAGGGGGAAAGTAACCTGCATCTGAAAGTTTGTTACAGTATAATTTTTTATCAATGATTTCTGATCCTGTAAACTCTACACGAACTTGTTTTAAATTTTCAGTAGAATCTTTGACAACTTTTACAACATCAAAAAATACAGGAGGCTCACTAGTGTATTCTGTTATAGTGCCGAACAACTCTTCTGCTCTTACAAGTTTCTCTGCTTCTTCTTTGTTAATACCACAAACATGAAATCTACACGCTGTCGGGTCACAATCTTTTTGTATGTTTGGTCTTTTGCAAAGATATTTGTATTCAATACTTTCTGATTTAAATATTGTTTTTTCTATCTCATCTTCTGGTAAAGGGCTTTCCATACTTTTTTTATTAAAATATTTTAATAAATCTTTTGCATCAAAGTTTGAAAACTCTGGTATTTCTTTTGCGTGTTTTTCTGCTCTCTTAGCCCATGTAAAGCAGTGCATAAGATAATCATTTCTACCTATGTCTGCAGGTATTTTATTGTCATTTCTTTTTAAACAATTTTTCATACATGGGATGTATAAATCTTCTAAACTTTTTGCTTTCTCTTTTTTTCTAGGTATTTTTTCATCGACTAAATATTCTCCTAAATTATCTTGTACGTATTTTTCATACATCTCAAAAAATTCTTCAATGGTTGCAGCTTCAAACTCATCATTCCATGCATATCTACTACCTTCTTCATGATTAAAGTATGGTAAATTTAAATAAGAGCCTGTATCTTTTGGATCTATTTCTGTTTGTAATGGATATATTCTATCTAACTTATCTGCTACTCCAAGTTTAGCAGCAAACTTTTTCATAACTTTTTGCACTTCAATTGCATTTGTAAAATCTTTCATAAACAAATAGACATGAGCACAACCACTTTTTGATCTAAACATAATCAAAGGTAGTTTTAATTTTCTAATTGTTTTTAAAAGATCTTCGTAATCAAATTCTGGTAGATCAATATCTATTGCCCCCCACTTACATGTGCCATCATCTTTTAATGGCATAACTCCTATGGAAGGATATTTACCATCTAAATGATCCTGCCAAAGTTGTTTAGTTAAGGGTTCTCTTATAGTGTTATTACGTCCCTCTGCTTTGATCCCTGAAGATTTGCCTTTTACAAAGGTACCGTAAGCCCTATTTAAACCTTCAAATATATTTATAAATCTTTCCAACATACGTTAAATGGGCGTCTTCACTCTCGCTTAGACGCCCACTACCTAGGATATTATAAATCTATTGAAGTTTTCTTTACTTCTTGATTTTCTGGTTTAGCCTCTACTTCACCTTTACCTACGCTCACAGCAAAAGATTTAGCCATCTCATAAGCTGACTTATCTTGTACTGGACCGACTTTAGCTACATCCCAACCAAACCATGTTCCTTTGTCATTAGACATCTGAACGGTTGATAGTTTATAAATGTGGCT